CGCGCCCTGATAGACGCGGACATAGACCTCCTGCCGCAGATCGGCGACCTCCGACGCATCGGGCCAGACGCGCCGCAGATACGCGGTCAGCGCGACCTCATATGGCAATATCTGTTCGGCAAACCATTGATCGAGATCATACATCGCGCGCCCGAATCCTCCCCTCGCGCGAGGGTGGTCGGAAATGGGGTGGTGTCAAGGCGGTGGGAATGAAGCCGATCCTATCCCGCTTTCTTGCCCGGAAGCGGCACTACATTCCCCTTGCCTGCCGCGCCGTTCGCACAGAAGTGGCCCCATGCGACCATCAGCTTCACGCGCGCGCCGGGATTATCGGGTGTGCCGAGATAGGTCGTGCGGCGATAGGCGGCCTGCACCGCGTCCGGCGTCTTGTGGGCCAGCGCGGCCTCGACCACGGCATCGGCAAAGCCCTCGTTTGCGGCCCAGTCGGTGAAGGCGGACCGAAAGCCGTGGACGTGGTATGGCTCGCTCATGTCGCGCAGCACTTTCAGCAGCGTCATGTCCGACATTGGCTTGCCAGCCACGCCAGGGAACACAACATCGCTTTCCCCCAGCTTGAACGCAGCAGCCTTCGCCAGCACCGCCAGCGCCGCGTCGGAGAGCGGAACCATGTGCGCCTTGTTCCGCTTCATATGATCGGCGGGAATCGTCCAAAGGCGCGCTTCAAGGTCAAATTCGGCCCATTTGGCAAGGCGCACCTCCTGCGAACGAACAGCGGTCAGGATGAGCAGTTCGAGCGCCAGCCGCCCGAACGACGGCTTGCGCTGCAACGCCACCATGAAGGCAGGCACGGCGACATAGGGCATGGCCTTGCGGTTTGCGCGCTCCTTCACTTGTCGCGGCAGGCCGCGCCCCGCTTTCAGGCTGCCGTTGCCCGATGGGGCTTCGGCAGAACGCCAGCCCTTCGCGTGGGCGTAATCGAGCACGGCGCAAATCCGGTTGCGGACTTGGCGCGCCGTTTCGGGAATATCCTGCCAGATCGGCGCCAGCGCCGCGATGATGTCAGGCGAGGTGATGCCGCCGGTCGGAATATCGCCCAGTTTCGCGAAAGCATGGTTTTCCAGACTGGCAAGCCACTGGCGGGCATAGACGGAGCTTTTCCAGCCCGCCTTGTTCTCGGCATGATATTGGCGCGCGGCCTCGCTGAACGTGACTTTCGCGGCGGCTTCGTCTTTCCGTTCGGCCAGAACGTCGCGGCGCTCGACCTTCACCGCCTTGCGTAGCCCCCTCGCCTTCTCGCGAGCCTCCGCCAGCGTCAGCAGCTTGGCGCTGCCCAGCCCCATATCCTGCCGCTTGCCGTCGCGCTGCAAACGCAGGAGCCAGTAAGCGCCGCCGCGCTTGTCCACCTTCAGAAACAGCCCTTCGCCGTCCTGATAAGTGCCGGGATTCGCCAGAGCCGCCTTGACCGCTATCGCCGTGAGTTTGCCCATCGGGTTTACCCCCACATTTTCTTCCCCCACATCGGGGGATCAAAGTGTGGGGGTAAGGCGATTTACCCCCACATTACCCCCACACTTGGCATCGGCTGCACGCAAACGGCAGCGGCCACAGGTGGAAGCCTGAGGCGATAATACGCTAGGTTTTCTGCGATTTCTAGGAATTTCTGGGGACGCCCTCGGATGGGAGGGTGGTGGACAGGGCTTCCATTGAATTATTGCTCATAAATGGCGTTTTTCAGCCTATTTTATGACTTACAGATATTATGATACCCCCTCGGTTACCCCCGAATTATTTTCCGATCCCATTTCAAGAACCGAACTATAGTTCGATTTGGTTTCTGGTGTGCCGGTCTCCGGCAGCGCGTCGAGCCATGCGAGTATCTCGGCCTCGCGCCAGCAGACAACACCGCCACCGAGATTTTGCGACCTCGGGAACGCCCCCTCGTTCATGCGCTTGTAGATGGTCGACGCGCTGAGCGGCACCAGATCGAGAACCTCCTTGAGGCGGATGCGGCGATGCGATTGGGGCGCCCGCACTTGGCCGTTGACAGCCATCACTTCCCCGCCTCCCCTTGAGAGAGGGCGAGGGCTTCGCGGGCTAACCGTTCGATGCGGTGCATGGAAGTCGCGACCTTTATCCGGCCCCGCCCCTCACCGTCGCGATTGAGCCGTATGACGTCGGTCGCCATGCGCGCTTCGGCCAATATCGCCTCAAGCAGCTTCACCGCCCCGTCATCCGGGGGTGGCGGAGCTGCGTAGAGTGGGGTTTCGATCCATTCACCATCGGGTGGGGCATTTGCAGCCAGCAGGTCGTTGCGCTTTTCAGAAAAATAGGCATCGCCCCCAAGATCAGCGCGATACATCCATGCAACCAGCTTGCCCGCCCCCTCATCCGCCGCGTCGAACATCGCGTCAATGCGGTCTATGCTCCTGCCCAGCCAGCTTCTGTCGTCCTCTTCGGCATCCGGGGAGGGCTGGGATAGGGCGGCGAGAGCGCCCATCGTTGACGACGCAAGGGCCTCGGCATCATCCCAGCCCTTGCCGCTCAGATAATCGTTATCGTCTGTCGCGCGATCATGCCATTCGAGCCAGCCCTTCAGGAGGCGGCGGGCGTATTCCGGCGAGCGACCACTCGGCGGGCGCAGCGCTTCCCCCGCCCCCGTGCTATCGCTGGCGGAGGGGCGGGACAAGATTTCAGCCTCGAAGCGGGCGAAGGCTTGAACGCCTTCATACTCGTCCATTCGGCCTGCGCGGACTTCTTCGGCCATGATCGGGCGTGCGCCTTTAATGGCGTCGGCGGCGGCATTGCGCGCCGCCTGCGACACGCACGGCTTCATCGCTTCACTCATGATCGCCTCCTTTGGATGGGGTGGCGCGAGAACGCGCGTTATGCTCGCGGATGGCATGGAGGATGCGGCCAGCGCCGGGACCCATGTAATGGCATCCGTCGCACTCTACGTGCTTCCAGCCATGCTCGTAGGTGTAGACGGCAAGCTCGTCGCCGGGACGCCGACAGCACGGGCACGGGAGGATTTTCGGGTAGGTCATCGCTACCCCTCCCCTTGCTGGGCGCGGGAGCGGAGAGCGGCGGCACAGAGTGCGAGCGCGGGGGTGGCGGCGTCGATCCACGTCAGCGGCCCGTCACATTGGCAACAGGCGCTGAAACCGCCCCGGTTTTCGCCGCGCATAGTGAGCGCCCAGAAATGACCGTCCGGCAGCAGCCTCAACGCGGCGTCGAGGTAGGCCGTGTAGCGCGGCGCGCCTTCGTGGCCGGTCATGGCGCCTTCGCGCTGCCAGCGACCGAGAAGGCCCATGGCATTCGTCGGATTGGGGACGGGCGACCAGCCGAGAGCGGAGAAGATCGCTTCGTCCAGTTCCCGATCCGGCCCCATCGCCGCTTCCACGCGCGAGATGAGGGATTGAATGTCAGGCATGGGGGTGGTCGGCCTATCCACGGCTGCTCTCCGTATTGGTGAGGGAAGCGAAGGTCGGGCATTCCTGACCATGCGGCCAACCGGACATGCGCGTCGTGTGCGGTTCCTCGAACAGCTTGAGATTGATGGGCATCCCGAACGCGCCTGCGGGACGTCCCGGTCCCTTGCCCATGTCGCCATAGACATGGGCTCCAGCGAACGCCGGGATGATCGGAACGGCGGTGCACCACCAATAATCGCCGCCGTTGCTGTCCCATGTTGCGGGATTTGCTTTCACGCGGCGCGCGCAGTTCGGGCAGGCGCGCGCCTTTGCAGCCCTCAACTGATCGGGGGCGGTCATTATTGGCATGTCTCCTGAAAGGCCGCCGCCCCGGCGCGGGGGGTTGCAGGGGCGGCGGCAGGGGGCCCGGCCGGGACGGAGGTTGGCCGGGGATTGGTGAAAATGCGGGACGCGGCCGGCCCAACGCCGCGGGCGCGGTCGATCACGCCAGCCGACATGCCCAGCGCGGCGCCGGTCAGCAGCAGCGCGGCGAGCGTGCGCCTGCGAGGAACGGCCGGAGGTTCCGGCGCGATCATGGCTCGATCACCGGATTGCCCGCGCCGTCGAGCGTGACGCCGCACGGAATGACGATGCTGACGCCCGATCCGAAGCGGAGGCGGACGCCGTGCGGATGGCGCTCGACCGCCCTCACCTCTTCGCTGACGAGATCGGTGAGGTGGAGCGGGGGTTCGACCTCCTGATCGACCGGCGCGAGGCACCTCGCCATGGTGCGGAGCCCGCCCATCAGAACGGAACCTCGTCAGTCGCGAAATACTCGGCGTCAAGCGCAGCCAGAGTAACGCGATAATGTGCCTGCATGACGAAGAAGTCTTGCCCCGGCTGCGCGGCCGCCAATCGGCGCGCCTCGCGCTGCGCCGCCCCCAAAGTGTCGTGGCGGAAACGCGGGGCCGTCGGCCCGTCGGGGTTCCAGACGATGTAGAAGGTCGCCTTCACGACAGCACCGCCAGCAGCGCGGGCGCGCAGATCGTCAGCGCGGCGAAGGCAATCGCCAGATAGGCGAACAGGGCGTCGCCAGTGAACTCGGCGCGGTCGTCAGTGCGGGGGTCGGCTGGGGGCATGGTGGGCTCCGTCTTGGGTGACGGGGCATAAATCACATATTGAAATTATATCGTCAATATTGAAAATTTCATTTTGTGATCTTCTTATGCTATGCCTCTCCGCAACCAAGGAGAATGGACATGCAGGACACAGCCTTCCGGCCGCTCTCGCCGCTGATCAAGCTGCCGCCCAGCGAATGGAAGATCAAGCCCGGCGGACCGGGGTATTTTGCCGTCAGCATCTATGCCCGCGGCGATGACGTCACGCGACACTGGCAGAAATGGTCAGTCTTCGACTTTCCGAATGATCTCTTCGGTATCGAAGATTTGGTAAACGCCGGGCTCTTTCTGGTTTACATGACGGCCGTCAACGAGCTCAAAGGCGGTGCCGCCCCTGCTGTAGATCGTCTCCCCGACCAAGGGTTTGAACGGGGTTAGCTTCGCCCACAAAATAACGGTGTAGGTCTGGCCGGTCTCTCCAACGGCTCGAAACCGCTCAACCTCTTCGCGCATCCCGATCCCCTCTTTATAAATCTATTGTCCATCGGTGCCGGTCTTTTTCGATTCCGGCACCTTCGCCCTCTCTTCTGCATCGTGAGCGAGCGTCACGATTTCCTCAGCAGCTATTCGCATTCTTCGTAACGCCATCGCCCTATTGGGGTGCATCAGAAGTTCGCAAGGCTCAATGTCGAGCTTCTCGGCAATTAGGTTTACGAGGCCGCGATAATATGCAGTGCGATCGTGGTAGATACCATGCATTGTACTGTTACTCCAGCCGCACGCCTTAGCAAGATTCGCCTGCGTTACGCGCTGGAACTTCATCCAATCGCGGAGATACCAATTCTGTTCTTCTGGAGCAATATTCACGGATTTCGTGCATTTTTTCGGCATCAATTGTCGTCGGTTCCTGTTTTTAAAATTGCCCTGGCAATATCCACGAACTGCTTCTTCTGACGGTTGCTTGCCGTCGCCCAAATTTCCACCATGTCGGAATTCATCTCATATGGATCGTGATCCAGGAGCATGCCGGGCGTCGTATCCAAAACCGGAGCGAGGCGCCGCAACCACTTTGCCGATAGGGCGCGCTGACCCGTTTCGAGAAATGCGATTTGATGCTGCGTCGTGTCCACGGCGTCCGCTAACCGCCCCTGCGTCAGGCCGCGAAATTTCCTCCACGCTCTCAAGTGGTTAGGTCCACCGTTTTTGTCCTCGTTTGACATGTGGCGATTATCGCAAAATGTGATTAACAAATCCTCACACAAAATGTGATTTTTTGCTCTTGCGCATTTTATTTCATTATGTGATGATTTTGATATGGAAAAGCCCCTAACCGTCACCGCGCTCAAGGATGCCGCTGGCATCAGCCAGTCCTATGCGAGCATGATCTTGAGCGGCACGCGCCGCCCCTCGCGCGCGCTGGCGATCCATATCTTTCGCAAGACCGGCTGGCGTCACGATCTGCTTGACGGGCTGACCGACGAACAAATCGCTGTGCTGGAAGAGGTCGAGCCTTACACGCCTGCCCTCACCGCCTGCCCCATCTGCGAGCGCCGCGCGGACGATCCCGTCTCCGCATCGTGCACGCGCAGCGACTGCGGCCTGCGCGCCAGTGCGTTGGAGGCGGCGTGATGGCGGCGCAGTATATGGCCGCCGTGGCGATGGGCCTGTCGCTCGCCGCGATGTTCCTGTCGATCGGCGCCCTCCGGAATGCGGGGGCCGCCGCCAGGCTTGTCGACGCGGCCCTCTGCAATCTTTGGAAAGAGCGCGACGAACGCCGCTTCGCCGCGCGCGCCATCCATGAAAATACGGCCCAGACGGCGGCGCTCAATCGGCGATTTTCCGACGCCAGCGCTGATGCATCTCATGCACATCCGTCCCCGGCGTCAGCAACTCAAGCTGCTGGTCAAGGAGGTGCGTCAAGTGAATGACCGCCTCCGCATCGAGCAAGCCCTGTCGCTTCATGCTGGCTGCCAGGATGAAAGTCGCGAACGCGGCTGTGTTCGCGGTGATCGCGGTTTCCACCAGCGGGCGCATGTCCATATCAAATCCCTTCGTGTTGTTCGTGATACCGGCACGATAGGGCCGCTGCCGGGGGACGTCCATGCGCGCCCTCGGCGGCATTCCCATTTCTTCCAGTTTTCCCGACCCGGCCAACCCTCTCCCAGCCGGTTCGGGGAACGCGCGCGGCGGGGTCGATCGCTGGTCCCCGACCCCGCCGCGCCTTTGCGGGGGACCATCCCGAAAGCCTGATCCCGAGCGGGATCATTTCATTGCCGATCCCATGCCGACCCGGACCGCCGGGCGGATAGCAAAGGAGCTTACCCAAATGAACGACATTGCCGCTTCGCCCGCCCCGTCCGAGCCGCCGATCATCGCGGCCGACGGCGGGCACGTTCCCGGCGCGTGCAACACGCTGGGCGAATTTATCCGGTCGCTGGAGGATGGGCAGTTCGACGCCGATGCCTATGCCGCGATCAAGAGGCTTTCCGCCGCGCTCAAATCGACCGCGATGACGAACGGCGGGAAGGCCAAGGGCAAGGTGACGATCGCGCTCGATTTCGCGCAGGAAGGGTCCGTCACCGCGATCAAGGCGACGTTCAAGGTCGCGCAGCCCGAGGCGCCGCGTCCGAAGTCGATCATGTGGACGACCGACGACAATCGCCTGTCCCGATCACGGCCGGGGCAAAATGAACTGTTCGGCATTCGCGATGTGTCGGGCGCCTCCGACTTTCGCGACGTCTGACGCAACCCCCTGAAAGGAATATAATATGGACGACAAGCCTGACGCCCTCGCCCTTACGACTGAAGCGCCCGACATGGGCCCGACCATCGAAGCCGTGCGCCGCCTGGTCGAGGATCATGCCCGCGCCAAGCTGGTCACGCTGCGCGACCCGCTTGGCGGAATGGAAGCGCCTGCCTATCTCGCGGGCACCGAACTCTACGCCGTGCCCGCCGACCTGTTCGACGATTATCTGCCGAATCCGCGCTTTCGGCATGGCACGGCGAATTTCACGCAGATCGAAAGCCTGATCGAGCATGTGAACCGCTTCAAGGACGCCGACAGCGTGCTGTTCGCGGTCGACGATCGACATATGCCTTCGATCACGGCCGTCATCGACTATCATCGCGCCGGTATCATCGACGTGGCCGAGCCGCGGTTCGGCAAGCATCGCGCGGTCTTCCCTTTCCCGCTGTCCGACGAATGGAAGGCCTGGCAGGAAGGCAACAAGAAGCTGATGCGGATGGCCGATTTCGCGGCCTTCCTCGAAGACCGTATCGTCGACGTCCTCGACATGATCGATGGCGAGGACAGCCTGCCCGAGGACATGCGGAAGTTCGTGGGCGCCGTCGGCGGCCGGATCGCCGGGCCGTCGCGGCTGCTGGACCTGTCGGTCGGCCTGAAAGTCCACGAAAAATCGAACGTCAGCGAGGCGGTCAACCTGTCGACCGGCGAGGCGCAAATCCAGTTCGCGTCCGAGCATGTCGACGGCAGCGGCGCGCCCCTGAAAGTGCCGAACCTGTTCCTGATCGCCATCCCGGTTTTCAAGAACGGCCAGTTCTACCGCATCGCGTCGCGCCTGCGCTATCGCAAGACGGCCGAGGGCCTCGTCTTCTGGTATGAGCTTTGGCGCGCCGACCGCGTGTTCGACCATGCGTTCCGCGACGGCTGCGAGCGGGCGCGCGTCGAAACCGACCTGCCGCTGCTGTTCGGGACGCCCGAATAACCATGCGCATCCGGCGCGCCCTGTCCCGTCTGTTTCGCGCGGCGTCGGCTCCCCAGCCACCGCGCGACCGGAACGGCCGGTTCGTGTCCGACCACCGCGCCCGCGTTCTCGCGCGGGCGCGGCAGATGCGGCGCGACATGGGCCTGCCGCCGCTGTCGATCCTCGATCCCCTTGGCCTCGACCCTCATGGCGACGACGCATGAGCGCGCGCCGTCACAGCTATCGCAGCGGCGTGCGCGGCCGGTCGCTCGACACGAAGCCGGGCGTCGCGGGCGTCTCCATCACGGCGCGCCTCACTTGTTCGCACTGCAAAAAGACCGGCGGCCTGAAGTGCCGCGCGGTGATGCCCGACGATCAGATCGACCGGAAATTCCGGCAATCCGGCTGGCGGCTCGACCCCGCCGTCTGCCCGGACTGCATCCGCCAATCCAGAGCTAAAAGGACCGCCGACATGGCAAGCAATGTTTCGCCCGCCGCGATGAAAGCGCAGGCGGCAATGTTCCAACATCTTCAAACCGCCTTCGACGTCGAAGCCGGCCGTTATGCCAAGGGCTGGTCGGACAAGGTGATTGCCGAAAAGACGGGCCTGTCGGTCGAGCATGTCGCGGCGTTCCGCACCGCCGCCTTTGGCGACCTGAAGGACGCGCCCGAGATCGTCGCGCTGCGCGCGGAGATCGCGGCGCTGGAAAACCTTGTCATGGAACAGGTCGCGCATCTGCGCGGCGAACTCGCGCGCATCGCGAAGGGGGCGTGATGATGGGAAACGCGCCCGCCCCTTTCGGCAATCTTCGCATGTTCGGCTATAACCTTATCTACGCCGATCCCGCCTGGTCCTTCGCCAACTGGTCGGAGAAGGGCGAGGATCGCAACGCGAACCAGCATTATCCGACGATGACAGTCGACGAAATCGCCGCGCTGCCGGTAGGCCTGCTCGCATCGGACCGCTGCGCGCTGGCGATGTGGGTGACGGACCCGCTGCTCGACGAGGCCATCCGCGTCCTGAAGCACTGGGGATTCCGATACACCACTGTCCTGTTCACATGGACCAAGGAAAAGCCGAGCGGCGCCGAACATATCGGCACCGGATATTACACGCGCGCCAACCCCGAAATGTGCCTGCTCGGCATGATCGGGAGCCTGCCCGTTCGCGATCGGGCCGTGCGCCAGTGGCGACATGAAGCAGTGCGCGAGCATAGCCGCAAGCCCGACGCCTTCGCCGCCGATCTGGTTCGCCTGTTCGGCGACGTTCCGCGCGTCGAATTGTTCGCCCGCACCCGCCGCCCCGGTTGGGACGCGTGGGGAAACCAGACCGGCAAGTTCGAGGCGGAATCGGCATGAACGCGCCCGCCTCCCTCAAGCGGTGCACCAAAGGACGGCCGTGGACCGCCGAACAGGATGCGCGGCTGCGCGCGCTCAGGGCGTCCGGGCTGACGATCGCCGGCATCGCCGAACGGCTGGGCCGGACGCCGCAGGCGGTGGCAAGCCGCGCCAGCCATCTTTCGACCGGCGGTCCCCGCCCCATGGCGCCGCGCCGCGATGATCTGGGCGCGCGGATCGAAGCCTATCTCGCACGCATCGCCGACCTGAACGGCTATGACGTCCGCGACCTCAAGGCCCTTTGCTACGGCTGGACGGTCAAATGACGCGCTGGGACGCCCTTTTGCCCGAGACCGAGCATGGCGCCATCGTGCGCGCGTGCGAGCATATCCGCATCGTCACGCGCGAGGATTTCACCGGCACGGACGGCACGCCGCGCGGCGGGCTGCGCCGGATGCATCTTTTTCGCCAGGCGAACGGCCGCGACATCCAGTGCGCCGGGCGTTGCTATTGCCGTGAGTGTATGCGGGAGGCGGGGGAATGAAGGCCGCCTCCTGCTTTTCGGGCATCGGCGCGCCCGAACTTGGCGGCCCTCAGTTCGAATGGCTGTGGCACGCCGAGATCGAGAAGTTCCCCGCCGCCGTCATGGCCGCGCGCTTTGCCGACAGCGTGAACCTCGGCGATGTGACCGCCGATGTTTTCTTGCAGCGCGCTTCGGCGTTCGGGCGGCTGGATCTGCTTGTCGGCGGCCCACCCTGCCAGGATTTCAGCGTGGCGGGCCTGCGCGCCGGAACGGCTGGCGACCGCGGCAACCTTTCCCTCCGATTCGTGGAAATCGCCAATGCAATTAGACCTCGAAACCTTCTTGTCGAGAACGTCCCCGGCTGGCTCAACATGCCCGACAACGCCTTCGGCTGTTTCCTGGGAGCGATTGTCGGAGCAGATGATGCCCTGCGTTCGCCGCTCGACGGAAAGTGGCCAAGTGCAGGTATGGTTGCCGGGCCAAGGGCACGGGCAGCTTGGCGGGTTTTCGACGCTCAATATTTCGGAGTGGCCCAACGACGCCGCCGTGTGTTCCTTGTCGTCGATTTTGGAGAGGGGGCCGATCCCGCAGCGGTTCTTTTTGAGCGCAAAGGCGTGTCAGGGAATACTCCGCCGCGCCGGGAAGCGGGGCAAGGAACTGCCGGCACAATTAGCGCGCGCACTCAAGGCGGTGGCGGACTCGGAACTGACTTCGAAATAGATGGCGGTCTGACCGCCATCTGTGCGGGAGACGGCAGCGGAGTTTCCGCGACCGTGTCGTCAAAATGGCCGAAAGGGAGTGGCGGACCTGCTGGTGACGAACATTACAACCTCGTCGCCCACAGCCTTCGCGGCGAAGGCTTCGACGCCAGCGAGGACGGAACGGGGCGCGGGACGCCTATCGTGCCTGTGGCCTATGGGATCAGTCGCGATGCCCTCGATCGCTCTGGCGAGGGCTCGGGCGGTTCGGCTGGTGAGCGAGCGGGTTTGGGTATCATCGAAGAGGCCAGCCCGACCCTGAAAGCCAAAGGACCGAATGCAATCGCGTTCGACTGCAAGGGCACCGAGGTCCATTATCGCGACGACGGCTCGCATCCGACGCTTCGGAGCATGGGGCATCGGGACGGCCACGGCAATGCGGGCGGGCATGCGGAGATTGCCTTTGCGCTGCGGGGCCGGGAGGATGGCGCTCAGCCTGAAATCACGGGCGATCATGTCAACGCCCTGCGCGCGGCCAGCGGTGGATCGTCGCGGGATTATGCTTCGACCGGCTGGCACGTCCGGCGCCTGACACCGACCGAGTGCGCGAGATTGCAGGGATTTCCCGACGATCATTGCGCCATCGAGTATCGCGGCAAGATCGCAGCCGATGGACCGCAATATAAGGCGTTCGGCAATAGCTGGGCCGTGCCGTGTGGCGCCTGGATCATCGGCCGGATCGCCGAGCATATGCCTGCGGCGCGGAAGGAAGCGGCATGACCGACTGGGTTCGCCTCTGGCACGACATGCCGACCGATCCGAAATGGCGCTCGATAGCCCGCAAGGCGGGGCAGCCGCTGCCCTGCGTGATTGCGCTGTTCAGCCTCGTCATGGTCAATGCGAGCGCGAATAGCGATGCAAGAGGCACGCTCTGCAATTGGGATGACGAGGACGCCGCATCCGCGCTCGACATCGAGACCGAGGCCGTCACCGCGATCATGCAGGCGATGCAGGGCAAGGTTCTTGATGGGGACCGTCTGACCGGCTGGGACAAGCGTCAGCCGAAGCGGGAAGATGACGGTGCGGCGTCACGCAAAAGGGCGCAAAGGTCACGCGAAAAGGCGAAAGCGGCGGATGCGTCACACGATGTCACGCAATGTCACGCACCAGAGACAGAGACAGAGACAGAATATTTAGAACCTGACGGTTCTCGTCCGTCTGACGACGAACCCGCGCTGTGTCCCGAACATGTCGTCGAGAAATGGAACGAGATCGCTCCCGCCCTTGGCAAGCCCAAGGTTCGCGACCTGACGCCCGAGCGCAGGCAACTGCTGAAAGCCCGGATCGCGCAATATTCGATCGACGATTTCGTCACGGTCTTTGGAAACATCAGGGGGTCGCCCTTCCTTCGCGGCGACACCGGCAAGCATTTCTGCACGTTCGATTGGGCAATGAAAAAAGCCAATTTCCAGAAGGTTTTAGAAGGCAATTACAATGGCTAATCCGCTCGATCTGCGCGGCGTCAAGGGAGGCGGTGGCGGCGATGCATTCGATCCGCAGGGCCTCGAAGCCTATTGCATCCGCATGAACGAAATGGGGTTCGTCAAGGCGAACAACTGGCAGTATTTCGTCAACCGGCGCAATCTGGAGACGGACCCGAACAGGTCGCCGAAGTGGCAGCATTTCGTTGATCGGCGCGACGGTGCACGGCTGGTGCCCGGCCCTGTCGTCCGGCAGGTTGCGAAGACGCTGATCCCGCCGCGTGAACCGCAAAGGGATGGCCGCTGTGAATAACGCGCCGCGCGAAACCGATGGCATGTGGATCATCCTGAGCATGGCGGGACCGCGCACGCTCGCCGTGGCGGCGTCGCTCACGCAGGCGGGGTTTGAGGTGTGGACGCCTGCCCGCGCGATCCGGCGACCGGCGCCGGGTCAGCGGCGGGCGCTGGTTCTCGGCCGCCGCCGCCGGATGGTCGAGGTTGACAGGCCCATTCTGCCGGGCTTCGTCTTCGTGGGCGCCGAGCATCTGGACGAGCTTGCCCAGATCGCGGTTGATCCGGCGAGTGCCCATCCCCGGTTCGCGATATTCCAACTCGCTGGCCGCGCGCCTCTGATCGCCGAGAGCGCGATTGCCGGGTTGCGTGGGGAGGAAGCGCGGGCCGCCGCCGCTATGGAGGCCGTGCGGGACGCGGAAAGCCAGGCGGAGGCGCGCCGCATCCGCGCTGAGTTCATGCGTACCGAGAGGGCCCGCCGCGCCGCGATGCGACGGGAGCGCCGAAACTTCGCGGAAGGTGCGCGGGTCGAGGTCACGGATATGCCGTCGATGTCGGGCATGGTCGGCGTTGTCCTGAAAGCGAACGGCACAAGCGCCATGATCGATTTCGGCGGCCGCTATCCGGTGAAAGTAGAGGCTTGGCGTGTGATTCCATTTGCGCTAATGAGCGAGGAAGCCTGACGGCACCGCTGCTCTAGCAGCTTTGGGGGAAACGCAGGAAAATGGCCACCGCGCCATCGCACCCCGGCCTAACCTATCTTCCGCATATGCGCGGGGATGGAAGTGCGAAGCGTATCTGAAAGCGGAAACACCCATGGCGCTCAAGACGCTGCCGAGCCAGCTTGGCTCGCTGCCCCCTGCCCTCGGCTATGTCGATGCACCCAGCCGCTCGGCCGATGCCAACCGTTCCTTCTTCGCCCCGTGGCGGAAATGGTATGCGACGACGCGCTGGCGCAAGCTGCGCATGGCCATCCTGATCCGGGACCACTTCACCTGTCAGCGTTGCGGCCGGACCACGGCCGACACGTCACAGCTTGTCGCTGACCATGACAAGCCACATCGCGGCGACGCCGTGCTGTTCTGGGCTGAAGACAATTTGAAGACGCTGTGCAAGCCCTGCCACGATCGCGACAAGCAGCGCGAGGAACGCGCGACGGCCTGACTTCCAAGGAGGGGGTGGGTCCGATCTCTGGAACCGCCCGATGCTGTGAACCGGTCTCGCTCCCACGCAGAGATTTTTTCCGCTGGGCGAAATAGGGTGCGAACTTTTCGCCGGAGGTGACGCCCGATGGCGACCCGCAAGACTATTATCGACTGGCCCCGGATCGAGACCGAATATTTGGCCGGTGAAGATTCCATTCGGGAAATAGCTGATCGGCATGAGATTTCCGACACGGCTATTCGGAAGCGCGCCAAGAAGGAAGGATGGGTTCGCGAGGTTCGGACCGCGAACCGGCCGACGCCGGAACGCTCACCGCCGCCTCCCCCGCTGAGCGACCCCGATCGGCCGGTCGATGCTGGTGAAATTGTCGATGGAGGCCGGGCGCTTGCCGCGCGGATGCTCGATGAACTCGACATCGTGACCAGCCGACGCGGCGAGCTTGAGGACATGATTGTCGCGGCGACCGACGATGATCGCGATGACAGCCGCCGCGACGCCATGATGAAGGCCGTCAGCTTGCCCATGCGGGCGAATACGCTCAAGACGATCGCGGCGGCGCTGAAAGCACTGGGAGAAGCGTCGGCGCCGCAAGGCAAGAAGGCGGCTCGGCAGGAAAAGGCGGACGAAATCGCCAGTCGGTTCCGCCCGATCGGGCCGCCGACGCTGAAAGCGGTGAAGTAATTTGCGCCCCGCCTGGTCGACGGCCTGCCCGGACTGGCGCGAACGCATTATCGGGCGCCGCTCGCTGATCCCGTTCGACCCGCTGTTTCCCGATGTGGCCGACGCCAAGATGGCGCTGTTCACGTCGCTGCGGCTTATGGACGTGACCGGACAGCCGACAATCGGCGAGGCCTGCGACCGATGGCTGCTTGATTTCGTCCGCACGGTGTTCGGCGCCTATGACGCCGAACATGGCGAACAGTTGATCAAGGAGTTCATGCTGCTCGTCAGCAAGAAGAACACCAAGTCGACGATCGCTGCCGGGCTGTTTCTGACCGAAGTCGCGCTCGGCTGGCGGCACGAAGATGAAAACCTGATTCTCGCGCCAACCAAGGAGGTGGCGGACAACAGCTTCAAGCCAGCGGCGGCGATGATCCGTGCCGACGAAGAATTGAGCGACTTGTTGCATATTCAGGACCACCTTCGGCTGATCACCAATCAGTCGACGAAGGCGACGATGAAGGTGGTCGCGGCGGACAGCGGCACCGTGGCGGGCAAAAAGGCAAGCCGCGTTCTGGTCGATGAATTATGGTTGTTCGGCGAGCGCGCGCTCGCGGGCGACATGTTTCAGGAGGCGACCGGCGGCCAGATTTCACGGCCGGAGGGCTATACGCTCTGGCTGACGACGCAATCGGACAAGCCGCCCGCCGGAGTCTTCAGGGACAAGCTCGCCTATTATCGCGACGTGCGGGACGGCATCATCGTCGATAATGAAAAGTTGCCGGTCCTCTATGAGCATCCGCCCGAGATGATCGAAGCGGGCGGGCATCTGAAGCCCGAGAATTTCTACGTCACCAACCCGAACCTTGGCCGGTCCGTCAGCCAACAATGGCTTGAGAGCAAGTTCCGCGAAAAGCAGCTCTCCGACATGTCCGAGCGGCAAGTCTTCTATGCCAAGCATCTGAATGTCGAGATCGGGGTCGGGCTGCGGCATGATGCGTGGGTCGGCGGGGTCTATTGGGAGAGGGCGAGAGCGCCCGCAGAGCTTTGGGACGGGTCGCTCGATCAATTCCTTGATCTGGTCGAGGTCGCCGTCGCCGGGATTGACGGCGGCGGGCTGGACGATCTGCTTGGTCTCGGCCTTCTCGGTCGCCTTCGCGCCGATCCGCGTATCTGGCTGCTTTGGGGGCACGCTTGGGCACAACAGGATGTTTTCGAGCGCCGTAAGGACATCGCAAGCCGCCTGACCGACTTCATCAAGCAAGGCTCGCTCGTCAAATGCGACGATCCGACACAGGATCTGGTCGAGATCGGCGACCTGCTTGAGCGTGTGAAGGACAGGGGGCTGTTTCCCGAAAAGGGCGCGATCGGGCTCGATGCGGCTGGCGTGACCGCGATCGTCAACGAACTGGCCGCGCGCGGCTTCACACAGGATCAGATGGTCGCCATTCCGCAGGGCTATCGCCTCACGGGCGCGATCAAGGGCACCGAACGGAAGCTGAAGGACGGTACGCTTCTCCATGGCGGGCAAGACCTCATGGCGTGGTGCGTCGGCAACGCCAAGGCGGAATTGAGGGGCAATGCCGTCCTCATCACCAAGCAGGTTTCCGGGTCGGCGAAAATCGATCCGCTCGTCGCGTCGTTCAACGCCGTCGTCCTGATGACGCGCAATCCGGTCGCAGCGCAGGCGTTCGAATATACGGGGATTTAGGCCATGGGCATTATGGATCGCGCCCGCGCCGCCGCGCGGGCCTTTCGCGCGCCGCACGCCGCCGCCCCGGCGCCGGTCGCGGCAGGGGATGGGCTCAACGATCCGGGCGGTTTCACCGTCCTCAATTTGCTCGGCGGGAACGGTTCGGGCGCGCCGATGGGCGAAAGCCGGGCCATGTCGACGCCCGCCGTACTGCGGGCGCTCGAAGTGCTGTGCGGCCTCTATGCGATGACGCCTGTGCATTATTATCGCTCGACGCCGAGCGGTAAGGAGCGCGTGGACGACGCGCCGCAGGCGAAGATGTTCCTGACCAGCGCCAATGCGGTCCAGCCCGCGTTCCTGATCAAGGAATTGATGCTGGGCGACATGCTGATGCGCGGCCGGTTCGGAGCCTATATCCACCGCGACCCGCTCTATCGGCCGAAGGCGCTCAGCCGACTGGTGCCCGACGGGATTGCGCCCGTGCAGCATTGGGACCGCGCCGACGGGCTTGAGATGTTCTACGACGCGCAGCTTCCCGACGGCTCGCGAGACCGCCTGACCCGCAACGACATCTGGTTCGTTCCCGGTTTCAGCCGGGACGGGCTGGTTGGCATCGATCGGTTGAAGCTGCTCGCCGACACCTTCGAATCCGCGACGGCAACCAGCGAGTTCGCGCGGCGGTTCTGGGAGAATAACGCGCAGCCGTCCACGGTGCTGACAACCAAGGCGCGCGTCGAACAGGCCGAAAAGACCCGCATTCGCACGGACTGGATGCAACGCTTTTCCGGGCCGCGCAATGCCGGGTCCGTCGCCGTTCTCGATCAGGAGATGGACGCAAAGTTCCTCGCGCACGACAATAAGGCGTCGCAATTCATCGAGACGCGCAGTTTCAGCGTCGTGGAAGTGTCCCGCGCCTTCGGCGTGCCGCCGCATGTGCTGTTCGAACTGTCCCGCGCGACCTTTTCGAACATCGAGCACCAGAGCCTCGAACTCTATCTCTACAGCATGATGGGGCATTTCGAGCGCGCCGCCGCGCACATGACGCACCAATTCGCGGCGGACGGCCATTATTTCGAATTTCTGCCCGAGGCGATGCTGAAGGGCGACATCCTCACCCGCTATCAGGCCTACGCCATCGCGATCGACAAGGGCATTCTCAACCCGAACGCGGTCCGCCGCAAAGAGAATATGAACGATCGCGAGGGCGGCGACGAATATCGCGTCGGTTCCGGTTCCCAGCTTGAAGGCGACGCCGCCGTGCGCCCCGCCGATCACCGGCCCCCTGCCCCGCCCGAACCCGAGGAAGACGAATGAACGAGCATATTCTTGCCGCGATCCGGTCGGAGCCGTGGGCGATCGTTCCTGCCTATCTCGACGCGATCGAGGCCGTTGCGCTGCGCGTGATGGATCATCCGGCGCTGCTCGCCGTCGAACAGGACGGCCATCAAGCGCGCTTCGCCGACGCGAGCGCGCGGATGGGCGAGCGCGCACCCGGCACGCGCAGCGCCGCGCTGCGCGATGGCGTCGGCTCGCTGCCGATGTTCGGTCCCATCTTTCCGCGCGCGGGCGGGCTCGCGACGTCGGGCGCCACGACGCTGGACGCCGTGGCCGCCGATCTGCGCGCGCTGGACGCCTCGCAGGAGGTCCGCTCGATCCTGCTGACCGTCGACAGCCCCGGCGGCGCGGTCGCGGGCGTCCATGATTTCGCGCGCGTGGTCGCCGCCGTGCAAAAGCCGATCGCCGTCCATGTCATCGGCCAGTGCTGTTCCGCCGCATACTGGATCGCAAGCCAGGCATCGGGCGGTATCAGCGCCGACCCGACAAGCATCGTCGGCTCGATCGGCGTCTGCATGTCCACTTCCTATCAGGAAGGGCCGGACATGGGCGGGCGCCGCGCGGTCGACATCACCAGCAGCGGCGCGCCGAACAAGCGCCCCGACCTTTCGACCGAGGAAGGGCGCGCGTCGCTGCGCTCCGTCCTCGATGCGATCGAAAGCGTTTTCATCAACACCGTCGCCAAGGGGCGCGGTGTTTCCGAAGCTACCGTCCGGGCCGATTTCGGCCAGGGCGGCACCCTGACCGGGAAGGACGCCAAGGCGGCCGGGATGGTGGATCGCATCGAGGCCGATGGCCTTGACGGCGCAATCCGCCGCCTCGCCCGCAGCGCCCCTCCGGCTGCGCCCCGGCGGACGGCCGCGGCGAACCACTTGGCCCTCGCGCATCTTCGCGCCGGGCTGTAACACTGCAAGGAGACTGAAATATGCGCATTACCGCGCTCAAGCAGAGCCTCGCGGCCGTCCTCGCAACGATGGACGGTCTTCTCGAAGCCGCTGCGAACGACGATAACCGCGACCTGACGGCCGAGGAACAGGAGGCGTTCGACGGCGGGCATGTCGAGGCTGGCCGCCTTCAGGCGGCGATTGCCCGCGAGGAAAGCGTGCTTGCCCTCAAGGCCAGCGCCGCCGCGCCGATCATCGTCGGCACGCCCGCGACCGTGCCCGCCGCGCCCAAGGAGAAGATGGAGCCCGGCGCGATGGTCGGCCGCATCGCCATCGCCATCGCCGCGACGGGCGGAAACGACCAGCGCGCCATGGCGAACCATGCCGCTGGCATCTGGGGCGACGAAACCGGCCAGATCGTCGCGAACATGGAGCAGTCGACCAACACCAAGGGCGGCTATCTGGTCGATACCGATTACAGCCGCGACTTCATCGAGTTGCTGCGCCCGCGCGTCGTCATCCGTCAGCTTGGCGCGCGATCGGTGCCGATGCCCGACGGCAACCTGACCATGCGCAAGAAGACGGCCGGGACACAGGCGGGCTATGTCGGCGAGCGCGTGCCCGCGCCGACGACCGATATGCAGGTCGGCCAACTCTCCATGTCGGCCAAGAAGCTGATGGCGCTCGTTCCGATCACGAACCAGCTCATTCGCCGCGCCGCATGGGGCGTCGATCAGATGGTGCGTGACGACCTGCTGGAATCGGCGGCTATTAAGGAGGATCAGCAGTTTCTTCGCGGTGTCGGCAGCGCGGTTGCCCCGACCGGCGTTCGCAACCTGATCGCGGCCGCCAACGTGTTGACCATGACGGCTGCGCCCGACCTCGTGAAAGTGACGTCGGACCTTGGCCGGATGACGCTGGCGGTCAAGAACGCCAATGTCCCGATGATCAATTGCGGGTGGATCATGTCGCCGCGCGTGCGCGAGTTCCTTGCCAATCTGCGCGACGGAAACGGGAATATCGCGTGGCCCTCGATCGAGGCGAACGGAACGCTCAAGAGCTATAAAATCGCCGAAACCACGTCGGTTCCCGACAATCTGGGCGTCGGCGGTGACGAGTCCGAGCTTTATTTCGGCGACTGGAACCAGTTCCTGATCGGCGACACCTATCAGGTCGCGCTCGCGGCGTCCGATACGGCCGCCTATGACGACGGCGGCACGATCCGCGCCGCGTTCAGCAATGACGAAACCGTCGTCCGGCTGATCGAAGAGCATGACACGCAAATTCGGCATGATCGCGCCGCTGCCGTGCTGACCGGCGTCACCTGGAAGCCGTAAATCCCTCCTCCCAGCCTGAGCGGGCGTCATCCGGCGCCCGCTCCATTTTCCCGGAGAATCCCCATGGCTGTTAAATTCCTCACGCCGACGCAGGTCGGCACGCTCTATAATGAGGGCGAAATCGCGAGCTTCGACGACAAGACCGAGGACGAACTCATTAAGGCGAAGGTTGCCGAGGCCGTGAAGGCGAGGGCGGCCGACAAGGCTCCCGCCAACGGCGCCACGGCGTAAGCACAGCGGGCGGCGGTAGCGTCATGTCCCTGATCACGCTCAGCGCCGCCCGCCTCTGGCTGCGGGTCGGCTCGGAAATCTCCGATGCCGACCTGCAAGACCTGATCGACGACGCGGCGGCATATGTCGCAGATTTCATGGGCCGTCCGATCGAAGGCGATGACGGCTGGCCGGACGGCGCCGTCCCGAAGGTCGTCTCGATCGCCATCAAGGCGGCGCTGGTCGCGATGTACGACAATCGCGAGGCCCCAGTCATCAACGAGGACGTCATGTATGCGCTGGTCGGTCGCTATTGCATCACGGGCTTTGCGTGATGGCCCGGCCGACGCGCCCCCTCGCCAGCCGCATGGACCGCTTCGTCCGCATCGAGCGGCCCGTGGCCGATGACAGTTTTGACGGCGCGGGCTCGGGCACATGGGCGCCGGTCGCCGAGGTGTGGGCGGAAGTTCAGGACGTGCCGCCGAGCCGGGGCGAGCGGCTGGCGGAAGGCATCAACGTAGCGGCGCGCCCGGCGCGCGTTCGCATTCGGTGGCGCGGCGACATCACCAGCGCCATGCGCGTCGTGACGGACGGCCGCCTCATGCAGATCATCACCGTCCCCGCCGAGCTTGGCCGCCGCGAGGCGCTTGAGTTCATGGTCGAGGAAGTCCGACCGGCCGGGAATGCGGCGTGATGGCGACGTCGCCTATTATATCCGGCGCCGGGATCATCGGCGAACTGCTCCGCACCCATGCGGCCCTGACCGCGCACGTTCCCGTCGCGCATATCAAGCGCGGCCGGTTAGCCGACGATGCCGCCCTTCCCACGCTGGTTGTCGCGGAGGTCAGCCAGATCGAGCGGCAGACGCTGAAACGCGGCGCGCTCGTTCGCACGGTCGATCGCGTGTCCGTGACCGGCCGATTCGAGAGCGACCGGCAGCGCGCCGAAATCATGCAGATGGTCAAGGACGCCTGCGCGGGGTGGCGCGGGGACATGGGCGCGCTGTCCAGCATCTCCGTCCTGACGGCGGGGCGCGGCCCCGACCTTAACGGCCCCGGCAACAGTTTTGAGAAAACTCAAGATTTCAAGGTGGGCTATGATGCCCCAGCAGGAGGAAGACAGTGAGTGAAGTGACGAAGAAAGGCCGTGCCCTTCGGGCATTCAGCGATGCCGGAACGGGGCACAACTTCGAGGCGGGTGAGACCTATGATTTCTCGGCCGGGGGCTACGCCAATTACCTGGCCGCCGGGCTGATCGAAGCGGCGACCGCGGCGGCGGGCAAGGCTGACCCCGCGCCTGCCGCCAAGGGCAAGGTCGCCTGATCCAATTCCGTCCCGTTGGGGGCTGAATAACCGCCGGATGCGTCCGGCTCGCCCAAAAGGAGAATGACTATGGGTTCCAAAACTGCGGCGGGCTCGGTGCTCGCCATTACCGCGACGGCTCCGGCGACCAATGACGCCGCTGGCTATGGCGCTGGCACTTACCTTGAGATCGGCGGCCCCGACAAGCTGGGCACGTTCGGCTCGACCTTTGCCAAGGTCGAATGGAAGCCGCTGAAAGGCGGCGTCGACAAGCATAAGGGCTCGGTCGATTACGGCTCGCTCCAGCCGACGATTGCGACCGATGACAACGATGCCGGGCAGACGCTGCTCCGCACGGCCGCCGCCGATGCCACGTCGAAGCTCTATTATTTCAAAGTGACGCTGAGCGACGGCGCGATCCGGTACTTCCCCGGCCGCGTGTTCGGCGATGCCGAGACGGTGGACGGCGCCGACAGCGTTCTGACATGGGCGCCCGTCATCGAAATCTGCGCCAAGCCGATCAAGGTCGCCGCGCCCACTCCCTGATCCATGCCTTTCCGGCTCCGGCCGGATCATCCTGCATCGGTCCGCCGCGCGTCCCTCGCGCGGGCGGCGGGCCGGTGCGCCAACCAAGCGAGGAAATATCATGACCGACATTGCCACTTTCGACGAAGCTCCCTTCGACATCACGACGCAGGCCGTCGAGGAAACCGCCACGATCCACCTGAAGAACGCCGACGGCGAACTTCTCTACGCCGACACGGTGCGCAAAAGGCCCGTCCAGATCGTCATCTACGGCCCCGGCAGCGAAGCCTATGGCCTGATGGTGTCGCGCCAGTCCGCGCGGCAGGCGAAGCGTTACAACGACAATGACGGCCGGGTCTCCCCGCTGCCGTTCGAGGATCATGTGCGCGAGACGGCCGAGGACCTCGCCGCGATCACTCGCGAGTTTCGCAATTTCGCCTATCCCCCGGCGACGGGCGCGACGGGCGCGAAGCTCTTTGCCGCCGTCTATGCCGATGTGTCGCTGGGCTTCATCGTCGCGCAGGTGCAAAAGGCGCTGAAGGACTGGTCGGCTTTCAGGAAAGGGTCCGGGACCAGTTGACGCTTTACGTCCAGCAGCTTGCGTGGCTGGGCACCGCGCCCCAGCCGCCAGCCGGATCGAAGCGCGCCGAACATGCGAAGGCGCCGAACAAGATCACGCGGCTTGACCGGATGAAAGCGGACCGGATCAAGCCGCAGATGCCGCCCAATCCCATGCCGCACCTGACCGCGCAGTTGATCGAGATCGGGATCACGCAGGCGGGCGGCATGGGTCCGGTCCCCCTGTCGTGGCAGGAGATCGAGGCATGGCGGCGATGCACGGGGGCGCGGCTCTCCCGCTGGGAATTGCGGCTGATCCGGTCGCTGTCGGTCGCCTATATCGCCGAAAGCCGCCGCGCCGAGAGCGATACGTGCCCGCCGCCATGGCGCGGCGAAGTGACGGAGCGGGAACGCGAGGTTGAGGACGCGAGGTTGCGGATGGTGTTGGGATGAAGGCGCGTGTATCGTCCACCAAAAGGGGAATTGATATGCGCGCCTTCATGCTGGCTGGGGTTGCGGTGCTGGCGCTGACAGGGTGCGGAAAAAGTGCCGCAGATGATGCCGCCGAAAAAGAGCGGTTTCAAAGAGAGGTAAGAGCCGAGGCTAGGCGACTGGTTGATGAAGCCATGCCTAACCCGCACGAAATCAAGCCAGACGACACGCCGATCGCGGCACCAAAAGGCGTAGCGGACAATCGCGCCCCCGCGAAGGTGGCGAGTCAACCCGAATGCTGGGAGGATTATTGTCCCTGCGATGTGAGCGACCCAGATTATGGCGGCGCAGATATTACAGTCTGCCGCAACCTAAAAATGGGCGTCACGGTTTCTAACGATTTGATCGCCAGTGCAGCCAGTATGCGCGATGCGCGGCGCGCGATGCGTGAATGGGAGCAGGATAACCCGGATTTCTAGTCTGTCCGCACACCGTTGACCTTCCACCGCATGATATTTCCTCACGCGGCAATCGCCAGGCGCAGGCCCAGCGCCTTTGTCACCTTCATCAGCGTGTCGAGCGTTGGATTGCCGTTTTCCGTGAAGGCCTTGTAAAGCGTTTCGCGCGCGACGCCCGCCTCTTTCGCCATCGCGGTCATACCGCGCGCGCGGACGACATTGGCGATGGCGTTCTTGATGATCGCGGGGTCGCCGTCCTCGAAAGCGGCTTCGAGATAGTGACGAATATCCTCGTCGCTCTCAAGAAACTCGGTCACGTCCCAAGGCGCAGTTTTGATAGCCATTTTCATTCCTCCAGTTCCGATACCATGGCGATGGCCCGAGCAATGTCGGCCTCCTGAGAGTCCTTATCGCCGCCACAGAGCAGGATGATGATTTCGCCCGCGCGCTCCGTGTAATAAACGCGGTATCCCGGCCCGAAGTCGATTTTCATCTCGCTCACGCCGCCCTTGAGATTCCGCATCTTGCCGGGATTTCCCATCGACAGACGCTCGATGCGGATTTCGATACGTGCCCTACCAGCGCGGTCACGAAGGCCCTTGAGCCAAGCGGCAAAAACATCGGTGCGGCGGATCGTCCTCATGCGAATTGTGTATCAAAATACACAATGCATCGCAAGAGAAATGTGCATTAAAATACACAAATCACTTTGTTGGAGGTCGCTATGCCCGACCAGATCAAAGGCCTGTCGGCGGCGCAGGCGCGAATGCGCCGCCTGCCCGACCAGATCAAGGAATTGCTGCGCGGTGCGGCGAAGGCGGGCGCGAAGGTGGTCAAGGACGAGATCGCCGCGAACGCGCCGTCCGTGGTCGCCGAGGGCCTGCGTGTGCGGTCGAAGATCGAGAGCGACCGCGTAACCGTGAGGATCGACGTCAAGCCCGGCTGGCCGCGATCGGTCGCGACGTGGAATGAATATGGCACCTCGCCGCACTTCATCAGCGTCGACAAGGAGCAGCGGCGCGGGCGGAGCGTCGGGCGGATCAACCAGCAGGTTCGCGAGGCCGACGGCGCGGCATCGCTCGTCATCGGCGGGAAATTCGTCGGCAAGACCGTCTGGCATCCCGGCACCTATTCGCGGCCGGTCTTTCGGCCCGCCGCCGATCTGAAGGCGGCGGAGGCCAAGGCGGCGGCGCAAGCCTATGTCAACGCGCACGTATCGCGCCACGGCATTACCCCCAGCGCCGACGACGGCGACGACTGAAGACAATCCCCACTCGCGGCTTTGACGCGCGCCCTCGCGGTGCGCGCACTTCGACGTATCAGGAGAATCGCGCATGTTCACCGACGACGGCGACGAAGGCATCAGCCTGCCCTTCACGATCGATTTTCATGACAGCTTCGGCAATTTGCGGACGCTGGACGATCTGGTCGGCACCGTCGCGGCGGACATGTTCCGGGAGTTCCAGCGCATCAAGGAGATGGGCCGGGGCCTGATCGACACGTCGCCCGCCGTCACGCAAATGGGCAAGCTGATCGAAGGGACGCGGGAATTTGCGCGGGAGCAAGCCCGCGTCGAACGGTCGGGCGACAGCCTCTCGCGCCAGATCGCGCGGCAGAATGCCGAGTTCGGCAAATCCAAGGGGCAAATCCTCGCGGCGAAGGTTGAAACGCAGGCGCTTGCCTATGAATATCTCCACCTTGGCGAAGCCACCGCCCGGCTGCGCGGGGAATATGCCGCGCTTGTCGCGCAGCAGCAGGCCGCCGCCGTCGTCGCCGCGCAAGAAGCGCAGGCGCTGCGCGACGCCGCGTTCGCGCACCAGATGTTCGAAACGCGCGTCAGGCAGGGTGTGACGGCCATGCGCGAAGCGGAGGCCGCCGCGCGCGCAAAGGCCGCCGCCGATGCCGACATCGCCGCCCGCGCACAGCGGCTGGTCGCGGGCATCGATCCGGCCGCCGCCGCACAGCAGCGTTTCAATGCCGAAATGGCCGAAGCGCGCACGCTTATCAGCGCCGGGGCAATCACGCTCGACGATTATGCCGCGAAACTCCGCATGGAGCGCGGCGCGCTCGATGAGGCCAACGCCGCCTTGCAGCGCGGCGGGGTCAGCGCGGGCGCGCACCGGATGGCGATGATGGGGGCCTCCTACCAAGTACAGGATTTCATAACCCAAGTATCGATGGGCGCGAACCCGATCAACGCCTTCGCCGTGCAGGGCGCGCAGCTTGCCGGACAGTTTGCCAATATCGAAGGCAAGGCGGGCGCCGTCGCGCGGTTCTTCATGGGGCCGTGGGGGCTCGCCATCACTGGCGCGGTGATGCTGGCCGGGATGTTCACGAAGGAATTGTTCCAAAACGCGGACGCGATGAAAACCGCAACACTCGCTGCCGACAATTTCGGCCGGGCGCAAAGCGCGCTCGGGCAGATGTTCGACCTGACGACGGGCAAGATCAAAGCGCAGAATGAAATGATCCGGCTCAACATCCAGTTGACCGCGATGCAGCTTCGCGCCGACGCGCTGGCGGCAGAAAAAGTCGCGATGGACGCGCAGAAGACGTCCGGGCAACTCAGTTGGGGAACATGGTTCAGCGGCGGCACGGCCGACCATCGCGCCGGGAATGTCCATCAAGTTTATGACACGCTTGCGCGATCGAAGCTGCAAGGTGTGATGACCGGCAAGCTCGATCCCGCAGCCGTCGCAAAATGGGCGGAAAAGGCCGACTTCTCGAAACTTAACATCACGGCACAGGAATATATCGAAGCGGTCAAGAGCGTCGTCGAAGTGCGCGCCAACCGCGTTCTTGCCGGAAAAATCGAAGAATCGCTTGAGAAGGGCGAACTTGCGCCCGCTTTCAAGATGCTGTCAGGCCCGACGGGTGGCGGTGTGCCGTCCGCTGCCGCTGCCAACATCAAAGCCCTGTCGGACCAGACGCGCGAGTATAACGCGGCGCTGAAGGCCGCCACGGACTATGCGGCGGCGCAGCGTGAGGAAACGGCCCGGATCGGACTTGACGCCAAGGCGCTGCGTGAACGCGCCGACGCAGCGGCTATGGCGGCGGCGCCCACCGAAGAATTGCGCAAGGCCATCGCCGACGCGGCCGACGCTCGCGAGAAGGCTTATGGCTTGCAGGGGGCGAAGGATTTCGAGGCGAGCGTCATCCAGCCGCTGCGCGATGAGCTGGCCCTTTACGACAAGACGGGACCGGCCCGCGACTATGCGGCGCTGGGCCTCGAAAAACAGGCATTCATGGCGCGACAGGTCGGCGTGGACATCACCGAAGCCGAACGGCGCTGGAAACAGTATTACGACGCCAAAGCGGCCCTGATCGACAAGGACGCCGCCACCGAGAAGGAGGCGGAGGGGATCAGGCGGCTGAATGAGGCGCTGGCCGGGAACGCCGAGCTTTGGGACGCCATCGCGCGCAACGCACAGAATGCGGCGAACGGCATGTCCGACGCCTTCGGCCGGGTCGGCGGTGCGCTCGGTGGCCTCGCCTCCATCTATGCCGATTTCCGCGCGGAACAGGCGCGCGCGACCGTCGAACATGCTCAGCGCATGGCCGACGCTGCCGACGACGAGATGAAGCGTCAGCGTGAGCTTGCACGCAACGCCATGGCCACCTCGACCGCGCAGATCGGCCTCTATGGCGACATGGCATCGGCCGCGAAGGGCTTTTTCAAGGAAAAGAGCGCCGGATGGCGCGCCGTCGCCGCCGCCGAAAAGGTGTTCCGCGCGGTCGAGTTCGCCATGTCGATGAAGGCGATGATCCAGAATGTCGCGGAGACAGCGGGTTTCGTCGCGAACAGCGCAGCGCGCGCGACGGCGGCCGGGACGGAAGGCATCGCCAACCAGTCGAAATTGCCCTTCCCCTTCAACATCGCGGCGATGGCGGCGACCGGCGCGGCACTGATCGCGGCCGGCGTTGCCGTTCTCGGCGGCCGGGGCGGCGGGGGCAATATGCCCGATACCAACACGGGCACCGGCACGGTGCTGGGCGACCCCGCCCCGCAGTCCGAATCGATCAAGCGCGCGATCGACGCGCTGCGCGAGGTCGATACGACGACCTCGGTCTATGCGCGCGAGATGGCGGCGTCGCTACGGTCGATCGAAAGCCAGATCGGCGGCTTTGCGTCGCTGCTGGTGCGCAACGCCGACAGCATCACCGCGAGCGATGGCGTGATGGAAGGGTTCAAAACCAACGCGATCGGTTCGGTCTTGAGCAAAATCCCGTTGATCGGCGGCATCCTCGGGGGCCTGTTCGGCACCAAAACGACGATCCTGGGCAACGGCCTTTTTGGCGGACCGCAGTCGCTGGGGTCGATCCTGAACAGCGGTTTCGATGCGTCGTATTACACCGACATCAAAAAGAAGAAAAAGCTGTTCGGCATCACGACGTCGAACAAGACGTCGACGCAGTATAGCGCCGCCGACCCGATGCTGGAAAACCAGTTCACGCTGATCCTGCGCCAGTTCAATGACGCGATCCTCGCGGCGGCCGGGCCGCTGGGGCAATCAACCGACGCCATCGCGGCGCGGCTCCAGTCCTTTGTCATCAATATCGGCAAGATCGATCTGCAAGGCCTGACGGGCGCGCAGATCGAAGAGAAGCTGAACGCGGTGTTCGGCGCGGCGGCCGACAATATGGCGAATGCCGCCTATCCCGGCATGACGCGCTTCCAGAAAGTCGGCGAAGGTGCGTTCGAAACCCTCGTCCGCGTCGCATCGACCGTCGAGGCCGTCACCATGTCGTTCGACCAGCTTGGCCGCGCGTCGGCCGGGCTGGGCATCGACGTCAAGATGGCGGTCGCCGACCAGTTCGACAGCGTGTCGGCAATGTCGAGCGCGGTCGATGCCTATTTCAAGGCCTTCTATACGCCCGCCGAACAGGCCGCCGCGCAGGCCGCGCAGTTGGGCAAGGTGTTCGACAGCATGGGAATTGCCATGCCCGCGACGCTGGACGCCTATCGCACGCTGGTCGACATGCAGGACGTGACGACGACGGCGGGCCGCGAGGCCTATGCCATGCTGTTGCAGCTTGCCCCGGCGTTCGCCGACGTCAAGGCGGCGATGGAAGGGGCGAAGAGTGCGGCCGACATCCTTGCCGAGCGGATGGACCTTGAGCGCAAGATGCTGGAACTGCTGGGCGACACGGCGGCGCTGCGCGCGCTCGACCTTGCCAAGCTCGACGTCAGCAACCGCGCGCTGCAAGAGCAAATCTGGGCGCTTCAGGACACGCAGGCCGCCGCCAAGGCCGCCGACGAACTGCGCAAGGCGTGGGCATCGGTCGGCGATACGATCATGGACGAAGTGCGCCGCATCCGGGGCCTGTCCGACGCGACCGGCGCGGCGAGCTATGCCGCGCTGCTGGGCCAGTTCAACGCGGCGACCAGCGCGGCGCGCGGCGGCGACATGGACGCGGCGAAGTCCCTGCCCCAGCTTAGCCAGGCGATGCTGGCGGCCGCGCAGGATGCGGCGCGCAGCCGACAGGAGCTTGACCGCGTGCGGGCGATGGCAGCGGCGAGCCTTGAGGCGACATATGGCCTGATCGGCGGCGGCAGCGGCGATGCGACGTCGGATGCCGCGTTGCTGGCGGCGGCGTCGGCCAATTCGCCCGCCACGGGCAGCGCCAACGACAATCTGGCAGGCACGATGGGCGCGAAGATCGACGAACTGCGCGCCGAGAATGCGCAGATGCGCAAGGATTTGACGGCGGCGCTGGCGAAGATCGCGGGCGATACCGGCAAGGTCGCGCGCAAGCTGGACGATGTGACCGGCAGCAGCGGCGGCAATGCCGTATCCGTGGAGATCGCGGCATGAAAGTGACGGCGCCGGGCGGCGCGCCGATCGATCTCGGCATCACGGAGACGTCGCCGACGGTCGGGCTGACCGATTACAGCCGCCGCGAAACCGATGATTTCGGCGTGACGCGCGTCGTCGAACGCGATTTCGCGCGGCGCATGTCCGTCCGATTCGCGGTGCCGAGCGGCGATGTCGACGCCGTGCACCGCCGCCTTGCCGACCTGCGCGCGACGGCGGCGCGGTGGACGGCGGACGCGCGGTTCGCCTGGCTGGACTTCGACGGCTTCTACAAGGATTTCAGCCTCGACCTGTCGGCCGGCGCGATCAGCCATTGCACGCTGACGGTCGAAGGGCTGGCCGAGACGGAGGCGGGCGTGGACCCCGGCGGCGACCCCGCGCCGGACGGCAACGCTTCGACGTTGATGATGGTGCAGCCTGTCGCCGTCACGCCCGCGATGCTGACCGCGAGCAACGTCCCGGAAAACGACTATCCCGAATGGTCCTCGATCGTCCCCTATGGCGCGGGCGCGCGCGTCATCGTGTCGGCGGCGCACTGCGTTTACGAAAGCGTCACGGCCGGAAATGTCGGCAATGACCCGCAAGGCGATTCGGGGCGCTGGATCGTCGTCGGCCTTACGAACCGCTGGGCGATGTTCGACGAGGCACTGGGGACGCTGACGCGCCGTACGGGCGGTATCACGGTGACGCTGAACCCCGGCGCGGGCGTGGGCGCGCTGGCGCTGCTCGACGTCACGGGCACGGCGGTGCGCGTGCAGACGACGGGATATGACCGCACGATCGCCGTGAGCGACGGAGCCATCACCTTCCTCGACCTTCCCGGCGCCGGGACGCCGATCATCGTGACGATTTCGGGCACGGCCGACGTGTCGGCCGGGACGCTGATCGTCGGGCGGCTCGTCCGCCTTGGCGTCACGGGCGATACGCCGACGGCCGGGATCAATGATTTCAGCCGCAAGGACGTCGATGATTTCGGCGAAGTGACCGTGGTGCCGCGCGCGTGGGCGAAGCGCATGGAAACGGCCGCGCTGATTCGCACTGACGCACTCGACGTCGTGGCCGACCGGATTGCGGCCGTGCGCGCGCGGCCGTCGCTGTGGATCGCCGCCGAAGGCGCCGATCTGCTGACCATCTACGGCTTCTTCAAGGATTTCTCGGTCGAAGTCGGGCCGAATGTGTCGACGCTGGCGCTGACGGTCGAAGGCCTGTCGGAAGCGATGCCGCTCAGCGGCGGCCTGCCCGCGCCCGAATGGGCCGACATTCTCGATGGCGACCCGGACCATCCGAAGCCCGAGGATGGCGCGACCGACGGGGCGGTCATCCCGTCGCCCGGCAGCGGCCAGCCCGGCAATATCAAGGACGAAAGCGGCGCGGTGCGCCCGGCATCGGATCTGCTCAATGCGGCGATGGTGCTGACCGACAAGGGGCGGCTCCTGATCGATCGCGGCGGCGGCGCCGCCGATCTGCTGGGACAGGTCACATCGGCGCTGGAATATGCGTCCGGCCTGACGATGGAGGCGTTGAAGCCCGCCGAGGGCGGCGCGACGGCGGGGGCGGTGATTCCCTCGGCGGGGTTCGCGGGGCCGGTGCTGGGCGGTATTCGCGACGAACTGGGCGCGGTGCGGGCGCCGAGCGATATGCTCAATACGTCGCTGCTGTTCGACGCGCGCGGGGAATTGTCGATCGACCGGGGCGGCGGCGCGCGCCAGTTGCTGGGGCGCGTGACGGTCGACGGGCTGGGCGCTGCCGAGGCGGGGGCGTTGCGGCGCGCATCGGACGCGATCGACAGGCTGGCGGCCGTGGCGACGCTGATCGACTTGCGGCTGACCGAGACGCAGGCCGTGATGCGCGACGCCGGTATCTATGTCGATCCCACGAATGGCCGGGTGACGATATCGGCGCTCGACGCGACGGCGGAGCGCGTCCATGACGTGTCGTTCCGGCTCGATGCGGTCACGGGTCAGATATCCCTCCTCGCCTCGACGACCTATGTCGATAACGCCATCGCGCAGGCCGTCATCGATCCGTCGCAGGTTCCGGTATTCGACGGGCTGGAGGTCCGCATTACGTCGGCCGAGGCACGGCTCGACGGCGTGGAGGCGCAGCTGATCCTCAAAGCCGACGCCTTGACGCTGTCGGCGCTGACCGCGACGGTGACGATGGTATCGCAGAGCCTCGACGCCCTGGCGGGCACCGTCGAGTCGAAAATCGACAGCGTGACGTTCGATGGGCTGGAAACGCGCGTTGCCAGTGTAGAGGACAATCTGTCCGCGCTGGGCGACGTCGCGTCGATCGAGCGCGGCCTCAGTGTCGCGCGGCTGACGTCGCGCCAACTCGACGACACGGCGGCGCAGGCGCTGGCGGGGCTGCTGACGGCGGACGCGGCCTCGCAGGCGCAGGCGGCGGCGCTGGCCCGCGCGCATGAGGAGATCACGGCGCGGCTGATCGACGGCGACGCCGTCGAGACGGCGGCAAGGCTCGCGCTCGGCGCGCGGGTCGGGGCGCTGTCGGGCGAAGTGACGCAGGACCGGATCACGCGCATCGCCGACGATGCGGCGCTGGCGGGGGCACTCGACGTCGTGCGCGTCGGGCTGGAAAGCGAGATCGCCGCCCGCGAGGCCGAGGTCAGCGGCGAGCGATCGGCGCGCATCGATGCGCTGGGCACGCTGACGGCGATCGTCAGCGACAAGGCGTCGATCGCCAGCGTCGATGCGCTTGGCGGCCGCATGGGCAGCGCCGAGGGCGCGTTGATCGTCCAGGGCGGCGCGCTGGGCGCGCTCGCCGGGCGGCTCGACACGGTCGAGGCGAGCTACACGACGGCGGGCGACATCGAGACGGCGGTCAACGCCCGCGTCGAACAGGAGGCGCAGGCGCGCACCGACGCGGACGGCACGCTCGCCGCCGCCATCGCGCAGCGGGCGACGACGGACCAGGTCGACGGCATCGACGATCGCGTTGCCTCGGCCGAGACGGTGATCGCGGCGCTCGGCGATGTCGCGGGTCTGACGCGCGATGTGTCTGTCGGCCGCCGCCAACTCGACGACACGGCGGCGCAGGCGCTGG